GCCCATAGCGATTTGGGAGCCGGCTTTGTTTGCCAATAGAGTATTGGCAGCCCATGCATCCGCGGGGCGTGGCCAGTGCTGCGACTGAGACGCTGGAGGTATTGCGTCCACTGGCGCGGCGTCAGCCAGCAGCTCGATGGGGGGCATTCGTTGATGACCTGCGACCAGGAATATTCGACGACGTTGTTGGGGGACTCCGAAATATTGAGCATTAAGCACTCGCCAAAATCCCACATACCCGCTGTCCGCAAGGGCCCGGATGACTGTTTCAAAGTCTTGGCTATCGTTGATAGCGAGCAGGTTAACGACATTCTCAAGCACCACCCAGCGAGGTTGTGTCTCTTGGAGGATGCGTATGACTTGCCAAAACAGGCCGCTGCGTTCGCCGCGTAGGCCTCGGGTGGTTTGGTTGCCGGGGCGGCTGCCGGCGATGCTGATGTCTTGGCAGGGAAAACCTGCGGTGATGACGTCGACGGTTTGGAGGTTGTGGGCGCCGCAGTGACGTACGTCTTCGTGTTGGGTGGCGTGTGGAAATCGGTCGGCAAGGACAGCCCGGTTGGTGGGGTTGAGTTCCACTTGCCAGGCGGTGCGGTAGCCTGCGTTTTCGAATCCTGCATCAAATCCTCCTATGCCTGCGAACAGGCTTCCAATGGTGGGCTGGGGCATGTCTGCGCTCGTGTGGGCAGATGCTCAGGGCATTCGGATAGGAGGCTCGGGGCCTTCAGGTGATTGAGTGTCCGGCAGCGCGGGCACTTGATTTGTAGGTCGGTGAAGCCTCGCGCGGTGGCGAGTTTGCGGTGGCATTGGCCACAGCGGATGTCTTGCATGGTTATATCCATTGCGCTGCGGGCTCTTCAGTTCGACCGTTGGTGTTCATCACCATTGGACGGTGACTCGTCCGTCCGCACCGTCTGGTGCCGCGCTACCTCCGCGGCCTCCGCCTCCGTTGCCGGGTGTTTGGGGTTTACGGGCGTCGTCCCAGGATGCGCCGGACTCGCCGCCGCCACCGGCACCTCCTAGAAATGCAGTGTTGCGGGCGCTCCCCACGGGATGACCGCCGAAGCCGATGCATTCATTTTCGTCTCCGCCAAGGCCTGTGCCGCCTTGAGGCGCTTTACCATCGAGCCTTCCGCCCAATCCGGCGGTGGCACTGAGGTCGTTCCCAAAAGCAGAAGCACCGCCGTCTCCACCTCTGGTGTCAGGTGTGGAAGCACCTGTGCCGCCCGCGCCTACGTTTATTGTTATGGAGGTTAAGCCACGTAAGTCGACGAGCTTTCTGGCAATGCCGCCGCCCGAGCCACCTGAGGGGCCTGGATATGTGGTGGATCTCGCGCCACCGCCGCCGCCACCGATGACGACTACCCATGCTTTGGTCACACCTGACGGTACCTCCCAGGTGTAAACGCCGGGTTGGGAATAGACATTGCGGCCGCGAAACGGATACAGGTCAGCGAGGGTTTTAGGGGTGACGATGGTGTTGGTTTCTGTGCCCGCTTTAACGGCGTGCTTGGTCGCGATGCGCGCCATCCCTGCCGCTCTTTCGGTGGCTTGGATGACTTTGTCGGCGAGGGTTTTCAGTGATTCGATTTTTCCTTTGAGCCACAGCGTGCGGTTGGTCAGTTGTTTTATTGGGAGGTTGGTGACGCCGTCCGGGCCGCCGACGACGGGGTCGGAGGTTTCGATCTGATAGACGCCGGGTGTCCATTGGTTGGCTTCGGGTAGGTCGGCCATTAGCTGCTTCCGTGGTTGTATTGGCCGTCGTAACGGGCGACTGCGTTGTAGCGGATGGCGACGGACTGATAGTCGAGCGAGACCAGGCGACAACGTGCCGGTGCGACGGACAGGAGGACGCGGCGCAGGAGCACCGCTTGGTCGTTGGTGAGTGGGCGTTTGAGGATGACGCGATATAGCGGCCAGATCGGCTTTTTGCTCTGTTCAATATCGGGCTGTGTTGCAGGCCCCTCTTGAAGACTGACCTCACCAAAACCCAGTAGGCGGATGACTTCTCGAATCGCCCAAGGAGTGCCCTTGAATCGGTGCAGTTCGATGGCGTTTTTGATGAGGTTGCGTTTGGCTTGTTCGGACTCGGCGAGTTGCCAGGCGGCTTCGTCGAGCAATGAGAATTGGTCGGCTAGGTGCGGCAGTAATTTGGGCTGCACCAAGTCGATCAGGTAGACCAGCATGGTGTTGATGTCGAGCTTGGCCAATGACTGGTCGAGCAGTTCGCACAGCAGTGTGAAACGGTCATCGCCGGCCAATGCGGGTGGCAGCATTGGGTCAGCCATGGGCCACCCCGGCATCGGTCAATTCGATTGAGGTGCAGTGGGCCCATTCGTTGCCGCTTAACTCGCGAATTTTCTGCGGCACTGTCAGGTCTGCACGGTAAACGCCGGGGACTTGTAGCGCGGCGGTCAGTTGTTCTGGGACCAGATCGTGACCGAGTGTGGCGCTGCATTCTTGCGCGTAAGCGTTGGCAGCCGCTTGGGCCGCAGCCATTGTCGCGCTGCGGTCGACGGCTGTGTAGAACGTCAGGTTTGCTTTGATTTGGAAGCTGACTTCGACAGGGGCCAGTGCATTGACGGTGTCGCACAGAGGACGCAGCTTTTCGCCGCTGACCTGGCGTGTGATGTCTTGAAGCAGTGAGTCTGTTGGCAGGCCGTCGAGGGTCAAGGGATACAGCGCGACATGACCGTCTGGTTGACCTTCGTCTGGGCCGTGAACGGCGACGTCGATGATGGATTGATGTACGGCCAGTGTGTGGTAGCGGTACGCCGCGCGGCTGCCTGCATTGCTGAAGGCTTCCGGAGCCAAGATGATTCGTTCGCGGTAGCGCTCGTCATTTTCGTGTGCGGCACCGTCAGCGGTTGTTGTGATGTTGCTGACGGTCAACGCGGCGACTGGCGAGTTGCCCAGCACGTTGATCTGGCCGATGGTCCAGCCATTGCCTTGCTCGCCGACGGTCAGGCACGTTGCCGTGACGGTCACGTGTGTTTGGCTAGCGGGGATGGTCACGTCGCGATCGGTGATGAAGGTCAGTTTGGCATCTTGGGTACTGACCCGTGTGCCGATCGGAATCAACACCGGCTGGGCTGATTTTGCCGGCAGGTTGAAGCGCAATGTGCACCGGGCGGCTTTTGCCAGCAGGCGCGGAGTGGCGACCAACTCGCCGAGGTAGTCGAGGATGGGGCCGCGGGCGAAGCGCACCAGGAGTTGTTCGCCGGCGTGCTGGATGCTCATCTGCAATCGGGAGACGGCGTAGGCGATCTGGTCGATGTACAGGCGTTCAATCTGGGCTGGGTACAGGGTTTTGCCGGATTTTTGTTCATAGCGGGCGATGAGTTCGGCTTCTAGTGCGGCGGGGTCGATTTTGATGAATTCGGGTTTAGGGAGTTCGCGCATAGGGGACCTCGGTGCGCTGGGGTAGCTGGCCGGTGACGCGCCATTGCACGCGGACGATGATGTGTTGGGGGTTGATCTGGATGTGGACTTGATCGACGGCGACGCGGGGTTCCCAGCGGCGGATGGCTTCGATGGCTTCGCGCACCAGGTGTGGGGTGACGCGGTGGGTGGGCCAGTCGAGGTACAGGTGCAGGTTGCTGCCGAATTCCGGGCGGTGTGGGTCGCTGGCTTTTGGGGTGGTGAGGATGATGCGCAGGGATTGGTCGATGTCGCGCAGGCCCTCGACGATCTCGCCGGTGGTACCGAGTGCGGGTTGCCAGTGGGCGGCGGTGATGTGGGTGTGGGGGATGGGCGTTGTCATGGGCCCATGGTGCTGAAATTGAAAAGGTACCGCTTTTAATCACGTTTAAATATAGGATAAGTGGCACACCGCCACCACCCTAATACCCCATCAAATTAAATGGAGAACCACTATGCCGGCAGACTCAGAGAGCGTTTCCTGTACAGATTGCGGAAAAAAATTGGATGAAAAGGCCGGGGATCGAGACCGAGGCCCCTGTCCTCAGTGTGGTTCGATAGGTAGGGTCATTCATCTTGAGCTTTCAGATAACGTGAATTGTCCGGTTACCGAGTGGCTTGATTTGAAAGTTAAGAATGAAAATCTTCCCAGCAAAAAAAAACTGCGAACCCATATTCAAACGGGTCAACAGTTGAGCACCCGTTTGGGAAGGTATGTGGACAAGGAACGGGTTTTAGACAAGGACAATGACCGCTACATGGAAATAGTGACTGACCCTTTAACAGGAGAGGTACTGAGACATTGTGAGGAGGCGTTATCCGTTCATCAGGGGCATGGATCTGCCAAAACTAAACCTTCCGAACCTGTCAATGAGTGAGGAACTGAGTCGGTAAGTGTTCGCCATTAGAGTAAATGCAAAAAAGACCGTGAAATTTTTAAGAAATGGGCAAGGAGCGCAGGGATTGAAATTACCTTCAGGCACGATAGCTAAGACAACTTTTCAACTGTTGAAGGAATTTTGGTTTCCATTTATTTCCGCGTGTGGTTGGACGGCTTTGGTGTTATGGGATGAGCCGAAGGACGTTAAATCCATCGGCTCCAATTTTGTGACGGCCTTCTTCTTTGTCAGCTGGATGACGGGACAGATATTCAGAGTTCGTAAGCAAGCTGGAGTGGAGGCTAGCTTTGAACACCTGCAGGTCCGCTTAGGCCGGATGATTGACGAGTTGAACGATAAGACCATATGGACGATAAATCATATAACTGGGGGCGACGGCTATTGCCATGCTCTGCCAAAATATAACTGGAAATCTCAATATAAAATGGACTGGGAGGTCACAAACTGCGGCGACTACTCGATGTATGAAGTCACCGTGACGATCGATGATCTCGATATGAAATTTAGACGTCCAGGCTTTGAGGCACCTGGTATGTTCACCCTTACTGCAAGCTTGGGTGAAATACCTACAGGTGCGAGCCGGATGTTTGAATTCGGCTCGGTAGGGCATGAGAAGTCTCGAAGCTTCACCGTCATTATCGACTCCAGAAATGGAAGAGTCATTCAGGATGTTCGATTCATCCGAAACGCAGGATCCACTGACTTAGCCTACCGAGTGACGAGAGATGGCGAAGTATTGGTTGTTCTTGAGGAATATATTCCCGAACATTTCCCGCTCGGCGAAGATGGAAAATTCGACTGGAGTGTGCCGGAACTCAATGAGAATGATGGTTAGAATTCCCAGTCGTATCGCTGACCGCTCCGGTGGCTTGAATGTCACCCTTCACCTGAAGGTCACCATTTAGTGTGACCTGCTGGATGTCCAACGTGGCCGTAGGTGCTTTGATCACTAGCGGTCCGTTGGCCGTAATCGCAATATTCCCCTCGCATTTGACCATCAACCTCCCTACACACTCCAGCGTCATTACCCCGGCCGCCCGGTCGTACGTCGTGATCGTCCCATCGCTATACCGCACATACTCACTGTCCTCATCCACCACCGGTGGTGGCTCTACCGTCGAATAAATCCCGCCCAGATAAACCCCTCCCACGCCATCCGCATCCAGCAGCACCGCCACCTGTTCGCCGATTTCGGGCATGAGTGGGCGGCGTTGGGTGCCTTGGGTGTTGCGTTGGGGGATGTTGAGCCAGTGGGTCTGGAGGCCGTCGCGGTCGTCTAGCCGGACGCGTAGGCGGCAGGTTTTGTGGTCTAGGGCGGTGACTTCGCCGTATTCAAGTTGGGTGGGCATGGGGGCTCGGTTTGGTCTGGTTAATTGTTGGGTGTCTGGGCGGACTTCTTCGCGAGCAGGCTTGCTCCCACAGGGGTTTGCGTGAAGCGAAGATCAAAAGATCGCAGCGTGCCGCAGCTCCTACAAGGGTGTTTGGGTTATTGGGGTTGGATTTTTGAGACGTGTTGGGTGGTGGTGTAGCCGCCTTGGCGGGTGATGCGGTGGGTGGATGAGGTGATGAGGTAGTGGCCGTTGAGTTGGCCGGTGGCGTTTAGGGTGATGGTGTTGCCGCTGGTGAGGTGGGGTTGGCCTGTTGTGGTCCATTGGCCGGTGGTGCGTTGGCGGTTGGCTTGGGCGAGTTGGGCTTTGGCTTTGGCGTGGGTTTGTGCGGTGGAGGTGGTGCGTTGGCGGTTTTTTTGGGTGTCGGCGCTGGTGGTGGTTTGGCTGTGGCTGCTGGGGACGGCGACGGTTTGGTGGTTGATGAGGGTGTAGGTGATGAGTTGTTTTTTGGCGGGGTCTTTGTGTTGGATCTGGATGGCTTTGGGCAGGGTTTTGATTTGGTCGCGCAGGTGGATGTTGGCCAGGTCTGTGAGGTGGTGGGTGGCGACGGGCTGGGCGTTGGCCAGGTGTTGGATGGCGTGGAAGACGAGTTGGTGGCCGGTGATTTTGAAGGCGTAGTCGTAGGTGTTGGCGAGGTCGCGCAGGAAGGTCAGGTCGGTGTCTTGTTGGGTCAGGCGGTCGAGTGGGATGGGCTCGATGTGGCCGACCAGGGTGAGGCCTTGGCGGGTGGCGATTTGTTGGGCGATGGCGGCCAGGGTGAGGTTCTCGTAGGCGCGGTGTTCGAGGGTGCGCAGTGGGCTGTTGATGCCGGTGGCCAGGGCGTGGATGGTGATGGTCGAGGGTGGGCCGTTGAGTTCGATTTCGTCGATTTCGAGGCGGCCGAGGGTGCGCATGGGGGTGCCTTCCCAGCCGATGGCCACGGTCAGGGTGTCGCCGTGGCCGGGGTACCAGGTGCTGCGCCAGTGGCCTTGGGTGTCTTCGAGTTCGACTTCGAGGCTGTCGGCCTGGCCGGTCAGGTGGTCGGTGTAGGTCAGTGACAGCAGGTGTTGGCTGACGTCGCGGGTGATGTTGTGCTGTTGGTAGGTGAGCATAAAGCGGGCTTGCGGGGCGTGTTGCTGGGTTAGCGCATCCATGGCGGAACGTCCTGTGCGGTGGGCCGTGCGGCGAGCAGTGGAATGGCCAAGGTCAGCCCCGAGGGCAGCGTGGCATTGAGGGGCACGTTGGGGTTGGCGTCGGCGATGGGGCCGTAGCGATGGGCGTCGCCGTAGTAGCGCCAGGCTAATTGGTCCCAGCGCTCGCCTTCGGTGGTGTGGTGCGGAATGAACATCAGATTCTCCGGGTGAGGACGTCAGCCGCCAGACCGGCCAAGCGCTCGTTGGCGCTGTCGAGTACGGTGATGGCTTGGTCGAGGGTGGCGTGTGAGGCGCTGAGGCGATCGATGATGTTGGCGAGGTCGACGGGGTTGAGGCTGGCGCGGGCGCCGATGACGCTGGCCAAGACGTCCTCGCCCAAGCGGGACAAATCGGCGCCGTCACGCAACAGGCCGGCGACGGTGACGAAGCCTTGCAGCGGTTCGAGGGCGCGGGCCGTGACGCCGAGCAGGTGCGGGACCTGGCCGAGGATGATCGAGGGGTTGCCGCTTTGCGCGGCGTCGTAAAGTTGTTTGCCCGCGCGCAAGACGTTGCCGGCGGTTCGGGCGTGGCTGAGGACGCGTTGGGCGGTGCTGGGCGTTGACGCCTGGCGCGAGATCACCCCCGGTGAGCCGAGGGCCGTTGCCGGGTCGCCGACGGTGGGATCGAGCAAGCCGGGGTGATGGGGTTTGCGGACGAAGGCGCCGGTGTATTCGCGCAGGCTGAGTTGCACGGTGGCGGCCATCAGTTGGCCGATGGCGGTGGCACGGCGAACGGTGTTGCTCAGGTGGGTGATGACGTAAGGCCCAAGGTAGTCGCCGTTGCCCATGACAAAGGCCAGTGGTTGATGCTGACTTTTGGCCACGCGTAGTGCGCGCAAGCGTTGTTCCGGGTCGCCCAGCAGCGGGTGCAATTCGATGCTGAGATGGCATTCGTCGAGCCCTTCGCCGACCCACTCCAACAAGGGTTTGCCCTGTATGCGTGGGTGCTCGGCCCAATCGGCGGCGCCACTGTGCTCAAGGGCACTGATGCCGCCGGCGACGGTGAACTCAATGTTGCCCAAGATGGCGAACATCAGACGCCGACCTGCGCTGAGGGGCCGTAGCTACGGCGGCGGGTGTCGTGCAGGTAGCGTTCCATCATGCGCATCCATTCGGTGTAACTGGCTTGCAGCCCTTGGTGAATGGCGTCCATGCCGGCAACGGCGGGCACGTTGATCTGCGGCGAAAAATGAAAGGTCATGGTCGGCGCGGCGCCAGACGTTGATGCGCCGGTTCCCATTGTGCTGGCCTGGGTGACCTGCATCAGATTGGGTGGCGCCATGTCGACGCGGCTTTGTGCGGCCATGCCCAGTGCGGCCTGTCGCACCAACGCCGCCTGGCTGCTGATGCCCAAGGCGGCGCCCTGGCTGATGTTGGCGCCGTAGCCGATGAACACCCTACTGGGCGACTCGATGCCGAGGGTGTCGGTGAACCAGTCTTTGACGGCTGAGCCGATGCCGATGACGCTGTCTTTCAGCTGGCCGGCGTTGTTACGGATACCGTCGACCAAACCGCTGATGAGCAAGCTGCCGAACTCGGTGAATTTGCCGGGCATTTCGACACCCAGGTAGCGCATCACGCCGGCGAATGCGCGGTACAGCCAACCCAACGGGGAGAAGTTCACCAGTACCGCGAGGATGCCCGACAGGCCACCGCTGAAACCGGTCTTCACTTCGGCCCACAAACCGGTGAAGAAGGTTTTGATCGGCTGCCAATGGCGATAGATCAAATAGGCGGCCAGCACGATGCCGGTGATCAGCAGGCCGATGGGATTCATCATCAACGCTCTGCCCAGCCAGAGGATGGCTTGGCCTGCCAGCTTTAGCCCAAACAACAACGTGCCACCCAGAACCCTGCCCAATAACAACCCGCCTTTAGCGGCCAACTTGAGCGGGCTGACCAGCGCGAAGAGCATGCCGCGCACGAACAGCCCGCTGTATTTCGCCACCGTGAGCAGGCCCGCGCCGACTCGTTTTAATACGGTGATCAGCGGCGTGAATTTGCCCATCTGCCAGGCACTGCGCAGCAAGGTGAACTTCGCCGACAGCGCCGTGACGGTGGTGGCCATCGCCACACACGGCGCCATGATCAAATTGACGCCGTAGGCCAGACCGATGAACGCCAATTTGCCGAGCAACAGGCCACCGACCAACCCGACCAAGCCTTTGATGAGCGCCGGATTTTCACCTGCCCAGACCGAGAACGAACGCATCAACGGCACGACGGCGCGGGTGACCTCGATGATCGCGGGCAACAACGCATTGCCGACGGAAATGCCGATGTCCGTCAGATTGATGCGCAGGGATTTTAATTGCTCTTTGGTGCTGCCCATCCGCTTGATCCAGTCGTCATCGAGTACGCCTTCGTCGGCGGCGTTTTGGCTGCCTTGCTGGATGCCGGCCAAGTCTTTCTGGTTGGCCAGCGCCGGCCGGATGAAGGACAACACCTGCTGGTCGGCGAACAGCTCGCCGAGTTTGTAGGCCTCGTCCAGCCGAGCCAGAGCGATTTGCTGCTCGTGCTGGTCCTTGATGTCCAGCGCCTTCCCGTATTGCGCGGCAGCGGCTGGCGCTTTGTGGCCCAAGTGTTGGGTGAGGACGCTGAGCATGGCTTGGGCCGGTGACAGCCCTTCGCCGACCAGATTTTTGAGGCTGCCTTTGAGGTCGATGCCGGCCTTTTCGAACGCTTTGAGGGTGTCTGGTGCGGTGAGTTTGGAGAGGAAGTTTTTGAAGTTGTTGGCGGCCTCGTCATTGCTGCCGGCACCGCGACGGGCGATCTGCAGCGACGCGCCGATTTCCGCCACGGCACGCTCGCCGGTGATGCCGAGGGCGGCGAACTGGGGCGTTAATTGCGGCAGCCATTTGGCCATGTCGGCCAGCTCGAACTGGCCGCTTTTACCGGCAAAGGCCAGCATGTTCATGGAGCGCTCAAAGCCAGCGGCGCCGATGTTGAGGTTGTCACTGAGGGCGATGGCCACCGCGCCAAGGTGGTCCATGCTGGCGCGGGTGGCGGTCGCGGTTTTGGCCATGATCGGGGCGTAGGCCGTTAACTGCTTGAGGTTGTCGATGCCGCCGGCGATCAATACGGCGGTGCCTTGGGCGACGTCGGTTTGGGTCTGGTTCCAGGTGATCGCCGCGCCGCGCATGGCCATGCTAAGGCGGTGTTCTTGCGCCGGGTTGAAGCCGGCGCCGATGGCGAGGTCGCGGGTCTGGTCTTGAAAGTTGATGGCGGTTTTCATCGATTGAACGATGGGCGCGCCCAACGCCGCCCCGGTACCGACGACCTCCATGGCCTGACCGCGTAACTCACCGCGTTGGGTGCGGAGCGCTTCGCCGCGCGCCATGCTGGCCGTGAGGCGTAATTGCTTGGCGTTGAGCTGGTCGAGGGTGTGGCCGACCGCGTCGTACTGGCGACGTAAGCGCTCGATGCCCGTGCCGCCCCGGGCCAACGACGCCGACAGCTCATGGCCGATGTGCTGTTGCTTGAGCGCGAGCCCGTCGACGGCGCGGCCCAATTGGCGCACGGTGGACTTGGCCGAACCAAACGCTGCGTTGAGGCTGCCGGAAACAACGGCGCCAATTTTTAAACCGATGAGGACTTCGTTGGCCATCGTTGCTACGCTTCCAGCATGTTTGAAAAAATCGCACTGCGCACCGCTAAAACCCTCTATGCACTGGCCATCGGCGCCGGTGTGATCTGGCTGGCGTGGCTGTGCCTGATGCATTTGCCGTGGTGGGCGGCGATCGTGGCGTTCTGTGTGGGGTTACCGTTGCTGGCCCTGGCGGCCGCCCCTGTTGCGGCGGGCGGCGCCTTGCTGGCGGGGCTGGCGGTGGGCGCGGTGACGCTGATCAGCTGCGCGATGGCTCGGCGAGTTCGAGCCGGCGGTTGATTTCGCGCTGACACACATCGACCCATCGCCAGTAATCGACCATGTCGAGCCGTTCGATCTCAGACGGCGGCAACCTCAGGACTAACAGCAGCGCCTCGTCCCAGGACTGGAGCAAGGTTTCGGCCGGCCGCCATTTCCCGCAACACCTCGGTGGCGAGGGTTGAGTCGGCGATGTCGAACTCGCCCAGGTCTTCCAGCGTAATGCCCAGCAGCTTGGCGACCAGTTGGTCTTCCATGGCGCCTTCGTCTTTGGTCACCGCTTGCGCGGCGCTGATGTCTTTGCGTTTAAGGCGCTTGATGGGCAGCGTTGCGAGCCGGTCGCCGCTGGCGCTGGTGAAGGGGAATTTGAGGGTGAAGGTGTGGGCGTCGTCCATGTCATTGCTCCGGGTTCATCAGTGGAAGCCTGATGTTGGAGCAGCATTGAACGACTGGCTTTTAATCGGATTTAAAGAGGCGGCATTGAGCGGAGAAATTGCCTATGATCATGCGGCCAAGGCACAGGTCTGTGGCCTTCAAGGAGATAGCTGGATGAGTACTGATACCAAAACTCAATTTAATCTACTGACCCGCAAGATCATCGAACTTCTTGTGAGCGCATGCCCCGCCGCCATCAAAATTACGGGTGAGACGTTTGAGCTTCCTAAAGGCAAAATGGAGGAAGTAAGTATTTCAGGGCTTTTTGCTAGTGGTTTTTACAGCGAGTCCCCTGAGGAGGAGTTTCTGGGTAGTACGCTCAGGTGGCTTCAGGATGAGGGCTATATTAGGTCCCCCGCCAGTGACCACTACGTCGCCACTCTGAAAGCGCTGACACTTGCTGGCGCTATTCCAAACGCCCTTTCTTGATGATCAAAAAGGCGGTCAGCCTTGGGCTGACCGCCTTACTTCGCATCACACCCCTTCACCATGCGGCGACTATTCTGGTGGCACCACGTTATCCAACGCTTGGTTCACCGCCAGCTCGCCCAACATAACGACCTGCGCAATGCCCAACAGCGCATTGCGGTTCGACCCCTCCAGCGTCCCCGCAAAATTACCGAGCATGACCGTGGCCGAGGCCAAGGATTCGCAGGCATTGACCAGCAAGGACTCGGTGTCGGATTGCGGGTTGACCATGAACAGGTTGTTGGGGATGTAGGGCGTGGCCATGATTTGCGCGGGCACCAGGTAATGGTCGAGCGCACGTTCGGCCGCTTCGTTTAGCTTTTTGGAATTGAATGATTCATAAGGCGACGCCGGGTCTGTGACCGGCGGCTTGGGTGGTGTCTTGGACATCAGCTTTAACTCCGTGTAAACGCTGCTTGAGGTTTGAGAACAGGCGTGACGCCTGTTCATCTCGATCGTTGATGGCTTGCGTGCCGGTCAGGGGAATGTCCCCTGACCGGCTGACTTGCCACTAGCTTGGTAAGCGTCGGGCATCCAGTACCCGGTTGACGATGAGCTCACTGAGCATGATCACCTGTTGCAGGATCAGCATTGATCGGCGCTGAGGGGTGTCAACGGCGCCGCCGATATCACGGGCCATGTCACTGGCGGCCGCTAATGTTTCGCTGGCTTCGACAAGTAGCGTTTCTTCGTCCACGGTGGGGTCGATGAGGAAGATTCTGCCGGTTTTGCGCGACGGAATGGTGGTCTTCAGCGTTTCGGGGTTGAGATAGAAGTTGATGGCGCGGTTAGTCGCCTCTTTTATCTTCTGAGGTTCAAGCGCTGGGTCGTACGGGATTGGGCCGGAATCGGTTTCCGGTGGGTTTGGCGTAACTTTGAACATAGATGACTCACTACCTTTAGGGAATATTGAGCCGTCACTATCGCTACCAAACGAAGGGTGGCGGCCACGCGTGGGTTGGTAGACCGGTCAAGATAGCAAACCCCGGCGCTCACGAATGAGCCCCACGCATGGCCACCATAAAAAGCTGAGCCTCAAAAAAGAGACTGCATTAGGGCCGCCATACGGCTATCAAGAAACGGGCTACCAAACCCGATCACTGTTTTGCAGTGACAGGGAAACGATATAGCCCATCCCATAGCCGTGTAAGCCGGCGGATTCTGAAGCACCCGTAGGCAACGGCGCAAGGTGCTGTAGCCTTTATGGCGTAACAGTTGGTGTAATTTAAACGCGATCGTTTGGTCGTGTTTAAACACGGTGGGTCGTAAGAATTTTCCGTAGTTTTTTGGCGGTTTAAAGCGAGCATGGCGCTGGGTTGGATACCGCTGCACGACACCCATCCTGTCTAGGAAAGGCAGTGGATGACGTAGATGGGCGTGTTTTTTTTGCACGGGCGCTAGTGTTGGGCGTTCACCCAAAACAGATTGTTGGTAGGTGGGTAATTGATGCGGTCGGGGTTGGGGCCTTCCCTTTAAGGCAAAGGGAGGCAGCTGTGCGAGGTACCGACAAAGGCTCTAATCAATGCGACAGTAACACCCTCGCACAGCCACCATTAAAGTGGCCGGTCTGCCAAAAAGATGCCGACTGTACGCCTGCGATTGAGTCGCGGATTTTTCAATGCCGGAGTGACCAAGGGGGGCCGGCGTACAGTCGTCATCAAAGCTCAGGCAGTTAGCAACCGGTCCTGTCCATAGAGGCACTTGCGTGCTACTGGTTGCTCTGCCTGGTCACTGTGGGCGGTGACGGGAGACAAGATACCGGTGGGCTGACAGATGCGCTGCCGGGGGATTCTGTCTTGGCTGTAGGCAATGGCGCTGAAGGATGTAGCATCGCAGATCAGACTGATTAATCAGGGAGGGGTGACCTACACAATGGCGTGACATTTCAACAAGACACCCGCCCCCTGATAACTATCCTTCGCTTGCGCCAATCCATCTACGGTCTAAAGCAGCTTTTACCATTCTTCGTTTCGCTCAGATTGGGCTTGCGGAGCTTCATAAAATATAGAATAGTGGCAGTTCGCCCTCTCAACGAGGGCATATTTTTTGCATTGCAGACTTCATTTTGACGCCGAAATGGCGTCATTGTTTATTTTGCGGAAGGAGTGATTTTTATGGCGAGAATTAACATTCGTGAATTACCTGATCACATTCACAAAGCAATCAGCGATTCAGCGGAAAGAAACAATCGTTCGACCGAAGGGGAAGTTCGATCAATTCTGCAGAGCTACGTTTCGAGCTTAGAGGTCAAACCTGCCCCCATCGAGACCCTTCGGCAGAGTTGGCAAAAAGGCGTAGGCAATCGCTTGGACCAACTGTTCGCTTGCGTGCGTAAAGATCAGGTTTTTGGTTTTGGTGATCGTCAAAGCCTGGTGGGTATTGCGCGAACGATTGGCGAAGACACACCTGCCCACTTGTTGGACTGCATGGAAGGTATCGCCTCTCCCTCCTTTGAAATGCTTGATCGTGTTGTCGCTTGGTCCGGTGGATCCTACGAGTGGTTGGTTAGCGGTCTGGGGACGGTCTTTCCTGTGGAAAACCTCGGTAACGACTACCACGATTTTTTCTTACATGATCGGAAGAACAAACACATTACTTTCCATCTGCTACGCGTCTGCGGCGGGCGCTGTGAGGGGATGCTTTTATGCTTTCGGCACGATTCAGTGAAGCAGACCTATACCAGTGGGTACATGTACGCAAACTTCAATTTAAAGGGCGGGATGGGTTCTGGCGGGCATCACAAACTTAATCAGTTTATTCGCTTCCTGAAAACACAGTGCGGTGATCGCGCCTTCAAAGCCTATAACTATGAAGAAACTGAAGTGAATACGGAGCAAGGTACTCACCATCCTGTGTACTACATTCGTGCCGCCAGCACGGCCAACTGGTTACGTATGTTGTTTGATGGACAGGATCCGGATGACTGGTTGGAGGGCTATCGGTCGGCTTGGAAGGAAATTGCCGACTTGCCGTTTGGGAATGGCGAGCCTGAGTGAGATCGGTGCGCTTGAGTCCAGATGCGTTGCTTTAACCGGCACATCCGTTCTCAAGCTCCTTTCTGCAAATCTCAGGCACCTAAAGGTCCAATGATGCCTTTCGCAAGCAATTCATCTAAAACCGAATCCGGAATTAAAGGTTCGTCCGCCTCGACCTGATCTGCCAGCTTTAGAAACCAATCATACTTGTCGGCGTGCTGAGGGAACCGAATCTTTAACTGTTGCACTCGGTTTTTGGCAGATCTGAACCAAATACTGTTGAACGGATTGACCAGATTGAGGCCCTCGAAGTGCAAGAGCGGCGCCATGTATGGACCATCTCGAAATCGAAGTACCCAAAGACCTAAGGGTATTTCCACTTCAGGTGATAGTGCGACGCCGGGAATCTTTACGTTGGATTCGAGCCGCACTGCCCTCACCAGCGCATCGCTGACGACAAAGAGATTCCCGTTGCTCCTATCCTCCCAATATTTGCCATAAGCGATGCCACCTCTTATCAACCAATTCTGAGCGAGGGTGGCGAACCATAAGCCTTGCACTGCGTACAGGAGTGGAGGCAGCTCATCACATACGATGAGGATCGAGTCCGAATACATAGAGATATTAGCTTTTTTCGGGAATGGCCAATCAGAAATGCGTTCACTGAATTCTCTGTAGAGACTTAGCGTGGCTTCGAACTCATTTTCTACAGCATGAGAGAAGCCGAGCACATCGCAGAAGGCGACGTACTTGTTGGGAATGGCTTCTTCAGCTAATGCCGGGTCTATGTGTTCCACGGGGCGCACTCACGTTTATGGGTAAGAAGTGACTACCCAACCCAAGATAGTCGTGTGCAGCGCTTTGCACCAATCGGCATCGCGAGATGCGAAATGGCATGCTTCAATGTGCACCATTATTTCAATCGACCTTTGCCCTCATGCCGAACAATCCCGCAATAGACACGACTGTACTGATTACGATTTTAGGGCTGATAGCTGCTGTCTGGGCTGTCGTTCCGGCCAGCACGCGCCTGCGCTTTCGGCTGGGTATGTCATGGGTTGACTGGTGCGTAGCGATCGGCGTTTTTCTCGTTGTGCACTATCTTGTTTTTGAGGCGTTTTTTCGATCTGTCGGGCTGTATTACAGCTTTGGCCCTTGGAAGTGGGGGCTAGATAAGGGAAGCTCGGTTTACTTGCTGTTAGTAGGTCTGGGTTTCTACATAC